TTCGCAGACAGGGCAGACGGATAATTCTTTACTCCTAATGAAAAATATTCAATTCCGGATTGAAACAAGTCTCGTACTGTGATACCATAATCATAATTAGTGGGCACCACAATGCGAAGATCAATCTTGCCGGAGAGAGTTCGTGTTGTGGTGTTTTTTTATTTCACCTCAATACCAGTTTTTACTAGTATTTTATCGGACTCTTTATGACAAAACAAGAGAGCAGAAATATTTGCTCATAGCCAATGACCATGAGCAAATGAAAGTCAGTTCAAGCTAGCAAAAACAATAAAAAGGAAAAGAGCCTTTCAGCTCTTAGTTGGAAACTATGGTTTTATAGGAGATAGATTATTAGAATAAAACATAACTTCTTTGCCTTGGCATTTAGTAGCAGCGGTGTAGGTCAGGTTATATTCATGGTGCTGCATATCAGAATACATTTCCTTAATTTCATCTATGTTGTCATATGTTACAATCCATGGATGTATTATTTCACTTTTAATTTTATTAGATAGGCTGAGATGATCTTCATGTTTATAGTGGTTTTCATAAAGACCAGGACCCTTTTTATAATATGGCGGATCCAGAAAAACAAAAGACTTGGTTTCAACTTTATTAATTACATCATCTATAAACTCCATCGCATCTAAATTATAGATAGAGATATTATTTTTAAAACTCGAAATATTTTGGATTCGTTTAATAAGATTATCTTTGTTGAATCTGCAGTCAATTTTATAGTTGCTTAATTGATCTTTACCGCCGATTACTCCACCTTTTATAATTCCAGAACGATTGGTTCTATTTAAGAAAAACGTAGAAAAGCCGAGTGAAAGAACTGAAGCTGTTTCTTTGTTTTCCTGAATTTCCTTTTGTTTATACCATTCATGCATGGTTACAGGCGTATCATAAATCAAATTACATAGGGCATCTGTATGGTTCAAAACAGAATACCAGAAAGAATAAATAGATTTATCTATATCATTTAGAATGATGCAGGGAACTACATTATTAGACAACAAAGATAGAGCCAATCCAGCTCCGCCAGCGAAAGGCTCTATGTAAGTACAAGCACCAAGGTGATTTTTTTCTATCAGATTTTTTGTATAAGCATAGAGCTTATTTTTACCTCCGGGATATCTAAGAGGTGAATTGGCGTAGGTAGCCATATAATCACTCCAGTATATTATTATAAAACCATTATATACTATTTAGGGGTAATTTGATAAATAATATATTTAGTCTAAAGGATACTTAGAAATCGAATTAAACATATTCTTAAAATCGTTTGAAAATTTATTACATATATCAGAATGGCTGGCATTCCATAATCTGAAAAAATTTTCGCCGTTTTTTCCCCAGAAAGGCATTTGTTCATTGAACCAACTCTTATATTTAGCACGGTCATTGTTTGAGGGTGGTCCACTAGGGTAATCTTTAAAGCATACTTGCTTGGTATATGAACCAATTCCTCCCCAAAATTCGTGATCTCCAGGCAAATCAAAAAGAAATTCAAAGAACATATTTTCAGGACTTTTATTTCCGGGCAATGAAAGCACATGACTCTTTTTTAAACGAGCAGCTTCGCTTTTTTTATCTCCATCCACTATAAATATAACATCTTTTAAAGAGGGAAGCTTACTGCGAGCAATAGATATAAGAAAATCACCGCCTAAGCCTTTGTAACCAGATGAAAGATTGAGTCTTTTGTAATATTTTTGAGGCAGCAGTTGCTTTATAAATAATTTAGCTTCATCATCTTCGCATAGAATATCAATTTTGGGTATTGAGTTGTTAGTGTTCGGAGGATTTGCAGTAACATCCATATCATTAATCATCAAATTAATAGAGTTACTATTTAGTTTTTCAATAGAACCTCTTGCTTTCGAAAGGAAAACTATCTCAGTATCGAATTTATATTTCTCTTGAGATGCAAACTGTAAAATTTCTTTTGAGTGAGTAGTTGCAATTATTTGAATACTATATTCGCGTGCAAATTTGTATAGATATTCCACTAATTTTTTTTGAGCAGCAGGAAATAATGTGGTTTCTAATTCATCAATCAAGAGTATTCCGCCCTTGTAATCTTGGGCAAGTTCATTTTTCAATCTTCCAAATGACAGAACGGAAGTGATTATTTGTCCAATATTATCTTGTCCGGCTGAAAACCCACGAGTATCATATTTAGGCGCCTTCCCACCTAAAAAAGTTTTTTTGACAAGTGGTGATTCTATATATTCAGGAGTAATTTGCTCGTTTAAAATCAGAATATTGTTATGCCATTCGGTATACTTCTTGATCTCATCCTGAGACAAAGTTTTGTCAGAGTGCTTACTGATATTCCCCCCTTCGGATAGCGGGAATAATCTACTTAAGCTAAGATGTATGACAGGATATATGTAATGTCCTTCTCCCGGCATTCTTGATTTACCTACAACAAATCTCAAGGAGTCTGTATCGGATCTAAGAAAAGACTTAACATATAATTCTTTAGCAGGATCACTATTTTCTGAAATAAATATAGAGTATTCATGGTCACCAGCCTTTTCGTATTCTGGATATGCCCATAAAAATGCTTCTTTGAGATTTTTATTAAATGGCTTATCGTTAATTGTTCTATAAGATTTTCCTTCGATTTTTTTTACCTTTTTTTCAAAATCAAAAGGTCCGCCGATCAATCCCAAGATAGAAGATTTCATTGTGCCATTTTGTCCAGCTATCAAAGTTAATTTTTTGCCAAAATTAAATTCCAAATTCTCTATATCCCTAAATTTAACTATATGTATAGATTTCAATGTCTCCATAATCTTTAATACTCCCTTTCAGCAGATTATCATTTTTTGTTGACTATTATTGAAAATCATTCCAAAAGCTAATTTGTTGCAAACAATATGGTAAAATTAAACTAGAGGTGATTCCATGGATACCATAATAACAACAATGCTATTTATATTTCCGGGTGCTTGCGTAGAGTTGCTTTATAAGAGGGTGCTGCCGTGCAAGCGCGAGGAAGAATCAGGCTATGAGAAAACAGCTAAAACACTGATTTATAGCAGTTTCGTATTATTGCTGAATTTACTGGCAATCAAATTTATTTTTAAAGGCATGTCGATAAACTTCGAGTCGTTTGATGCCAACTTTAAAAATGTGAGCTTCCTTATGAAGTATATAATGCTTACTTTGGTTTCAAGCTCCATATTCGCTGTTGGATACCACTATATCAACAAAAAAGTTTTTTTGAGACTGCACAACAAGCACAGGAAGTCTAAAGGACTTTCAATCGAAACGGTATTTCCTACAGTATGGGATGAAATATTCGAAAATCCTGTAATAGACATCACCAATACCGTCATTAGCGTACATAAGGATGGAGAAATGATATCCCAAGGTTTTTTGTCTTCTCATTCTCCGCCAACATTAAAAGATAAAGAAATAACACTCATATATTCGAGCTGGGTAAAGCAGAAGCTTGATGATGATAAAAAGCTACCTGAGGATAAGCGGCTCCTTGATCAAGTCGATGTTGAATACTATGACTTTTCAACAGGAACATTAATTAAAAAATATAATAGCGATAAAATATGTGCCATCATGGAGCCTGTAAGCGAATAATTATTACTTAGGTGGTTTCACTGTTATGGGTGGGTTTCGTGTTCCTTGGTCTCTATGCTCTTTAACTGGTCTCGGAGTTGATGGCTTTGGTGGATTTGCTGGTTTTTGTGTGTTGTCATTGTTTGCTGACATTTTATTAATCTCCTTTTATTTTTCAAATGGCCCTGCATATGCAGGGCTGTTTTTTTATCTTTATTACAGTAAAAATTAAAACTTCGCCCTAAGCTCAACGACCTTGCCCAGGATCTTAACCGGCAGCGTTTCAATATCCTTGTTATCATAAAACTTCGGAGGGTACACGTTCTGATTCGTAGCAGTCAATAAAATCCCATTCTCCTGCTTTATAACTTTCTTTACAGTCGCATCAGAGCCGTTCTCTATTACCACGCCTATATCGCCGGACTCAATATCGTCCTGCTTTCTAACTATGACTACATCGCCTTCTGTGAAGCGAGGCTCCATGCTGATACCTTTTATTCTCAAAGCGAAGTATTCGCCTGTACTTGCCATTGATTGAGATATTTCCTCATAATCTTCTATGTTCTCTATAGCTTCGAGTGGGATGCCAGCTGCTACGGCTCCTATTACGGGGATTTTCACGCCCTTTTCAGGTGGTTGATCTGAAGGTTGCTTGCTCTCTAGAGATTCACCATTTGAAATATAACCAGCAATTTTCATAAGCTCTTGATAGTCAACGTCAAGATGGGGCGCTAGTTTTTTTAGGGTGGCGGGATCTGCCTCACTCAAAGCATTTTCAAGTCTTGAAATAGTTGAGTTGCTAACGCCTGAAACATCCGCCAATTTTCTTTGGGAATAATTTTTTTTCATTCTTAAAGAAATGATGTATTCTGCAAGTTTTTTATTATTTATTTTGTTAACGTCCATATTCTCACACCTCACTATATATCAATTATACTAAAAACGTTTCATGCATGAAACAAAACTGAATTATTTTTTTAAAAATGTGTTGCGCGCTCGGAACAAAAATGCTATACTGAAATTGTTCCAAGGAAGCAACAACGAAGGAGGTGGCAACTTGATACTGAAGCTAAACCTTATAGCCTTTGAAAAGCTACAAGGGGACATAACAGATGCGGAGTTTTCTGAAATACTAGGAATAGGAAGGACACAGCTATGGCGGATAAAAGTTGGAAAAACTTCGCCGGGTTATAAATTTGTCGCAGGATTTTTAAAAGCATTCCCAAATGAAAAATTTGAGGATTATTTTTTTACCGATGACGTTGCGTGCTTGGAACGCAACGCAAATGAAAGACATTAATAAATTTATACCCAAAAAAATTCAACGAAAGGAGTTGGCAATGTGAATAATCTTCAAGTGTTAGAAAATGGATTGATACCAATCTATTCAAATGAGCAATCAGAAGTATTGGTAGATTCGCGAGAGTTACATGAGTTCTTGGAGAGTGGTTGGAAATTTTCGGATTGGATTAAGGACAAAATTGAAAAATATAGCTTTATCAATGGTGAGGACTTTTTCGTAATTTCCGGAAAAAGTACCGGAGGTCGCCCGCAGACAGATTACATCCTAAAACTCGATATCGCCAAAGAAATAGCCATGGTGGAGAACAATGAAAAAGGCAGGCAGGTAAGAAGATACTTCATAGAAGCAGAGAAAAGGCTAAAAGCTTCCAAGATAGACTATTCAAAACTCAGCCCAGAGCTAAGGATGTTTGCTAATGTTTTCAACTCACTGGCAAAGATAGAGCTTGAGCAAAATCAAACAAAGCAACTGGCGGAAAAGGCAATGCAAGAGACAAAAGACATAAAAGACGCAATTATAATCGAATCGGACAACTGGAGAAAGGATGTAGTCAGAAAGCTTAGGACTATTGGCTTCAAGACTGGAAATTATGACGAATTCGCAAAAGAAAGCTATAGAACCCTTGAAGAAAAAGCAGGTTGCAGCTTGAAAAGAAGGCTTGAGCACATGAGAGAAAGAGCCCTTCTCGCAGGAAGCTCTAAGAGTAGAGTGGACAGCTTCAACTTCTTGGATGTCATAGACGAAGATAAGAAGCTTAAAGAAATCTACATTGGAATAATCAACAAGCTGTATATCAAATACAAATAGGGAGGAATTAACAATGGACACTATCAAAAGACAAGATGCGGCAGAAATAGTTTTGAACAGATTGCAGGTAGCAACAATAAGGCTTTTGCAAGGCGAGGATATATCGGATGTTCTTTCAAAGACTCAATCTGAAATACTTACTGAACTTCTATTACACAACATTAAACCCGCAAAGCAGCTGCATCCATTTTGCGGAGCCGATGAGATAAGCCACCTAAAAGGCGGAACCATAATTGGTATTGTAGATGCAGATTCAAATGATCCAGACAGCGACATGACAAGCGATTGTCTGATTATAGAAATAGAGAAAGACGGCGAGCTTCATGAGCTGGCGTTCCAAGACGGTGAATGGTTCACGTTGAGTTTCAAGTCGGCAGAAGAAGAACCGGCTGAACATGAAAAACGGGCCCAGCCGGACATAATGGCCGCTAGAGGGAGATGCACCCTTACGCGCCCCATACGGTTTACTCTGTAGGATCAATGAAACCTATAGGTTTTTTGGGTATGCATGGGTCGGATCTTTTAACTGATGTAAGTAAAAAGCTTATTTGAGAAACGTGCTGCGTAAGTTGAACCGGAGATCCGTCGGGCATAGTTCCATAAAAACAGATGATACTTGGATTGTAATAGCCTAAATCATGAACAGAAAAGGTTACAGTTTGTCCAAAGCTTACAAGTCTCACTGCTACTTCATTTTCATTATCTAGTTCAGAATCGAAATCTTGAATTGTTTCCAAAATAATTTTGTAAAATTCGCTAGCATAATTTGCTTGAGCATTTTTTACCTCGAAAGGTTGAACGGCTTCAAATATTTCTTTGGGTGGTGTTATTGAATTAAAGTCTGGGAAATTAAAATTTGACATAGGTGACCTCCTAAGTAAATTTATATTCACTTTCGAGAATACCACAGGCAGAAAGGAGTGTCAAATGATTGGAAAAGCTGTAAAAGAATTGAGAGAAAAGCAAGGCATAGGCCTTAATCAGCTTGCAAAACTTGCAGGGATATCGCCTTCGGTTTTGCACTATATCGAGACGGAGGACAGAGATCCAAGATTCAGCACGGTATGTAAGATTGCAAAGGCTTTGGGAGTCGGAGTTGAATATTTTGAGAAGGAGGGGAAAGCATGACAATCAAAGAACGAGTGGCAATTTTATGGGAAGAGCTCAACAAATTTGGAATCTACACAGAAGAAGAGTTGGACAAAGCCCTAAAAGAAACACCGCTCAATATAGGCATTTTCGTTTCACCAATAGACCATATTTTCGAAGGGGAGGAGAAGTCATGTGGAAAACAGGAAGAGAGATCTTAAGTTTCTTGATGCTCACAGCAATGATATTCGGAGCGATGTACTGCTTCCTTTTGGCGGCATAGAAAAAGCCCCTCAGCCTGGCAGGGCATAGAAGGGCACAAACAAATTAACTCAAGTAAAGTATACCACATTTTGGAGGTGTAGTCATGATGGTTGACTGGCATGACAAGTGGGCGTTTGAGGATGCGGTATTCCCCAAGCGAGAAATAACAGACGAAGACATATTCGAATGCTATAGCGATGAAATAGAAACCGACGAGGAGGACGAATAATGAGCGCTCAGGTGCTTATGAAAACACTGGACCTGTCACACGAGGACTGGCTCAGAACTAGAAAACTTGGACTGGGAGGCTCTGATTGTGCGGCCATAGCCGGACTCAATCCATGGAGTAGCCCACTGCGGATATACATGGATAAGGTGTCCGATGAAGTGGAAGCCATACCGGACAACGAAAGGATGAGGATAGGAAGAGACCTGGAGGACTACGTGGCTAAAAGGTTTGCTGATGAAACTGGCAAGAAGGTCAGAAGGCTCAACAGCATGCTTCAACACAAGGAGCACACTTTCATGTTGGCCAATCTCGACAGGGTTGTCGTGGGCGAAAATGCCTTCCTGGAATGCAAGACCACAAACTCTTATGCCAAGAAGGAATGGGAGGAAGGCATCCCACTTCACTATGAGTTGCAATGCTTGCACTACATGGCGGTGGGCGGATATGACTGCTGCTACATAGCTGCCCTGATAGGCAATGAAAAGTTCATCTGGAAAAGGATAGAAAGGGATGAGGAGACAATCCAGAACCTCATACAAATTGAGCACGACTTCTGGCATAACAACGTACTCAAGCAGATTCCGCCGGAGCCGGATGGAAGCAGTGAGTATTCGGAGATACTCAAGAAGAAATACGCCTACTCTGAAGACAGCCAGATAGAACTCGACAGCTCATTCATTGAAAAAGTCGAAAGGATAGACACGCTCAAAGAACTTATCAAGGACATGGATGCAGAAAAGACACAACTTGAGCAGCAGATCCAAGCGCAAATGGAATTCAATGAAAGGGCGCTTGCAGGTGAAAGGCTAATCACATGGAAGACATGCACATCAAACAGATTTGATAGCAGCTCATTCAAGAAAGACTACCCAGAGCTGTATGAACAATATATCAACCAAAGCTCTTACAGGCGCTTTGTAATCAAATAGGAGGGATTGACATGGCAAGTGAAAATGCAAAAAATGCATTATCTCAAAAGGCGACAAATCAGGTTCAAAAATCAGACGGTAACAAAGGTATGAAGCAGATGTTGGCTAAGATGGCATCGGAAATCAAAGCAGCGCTTCCAGAAATGATGAGTTCGGAAAGGTTCCAGAGGGTAGCTTTAACGGCATTCAACAGCAACCCTAAGCTGCAGCAGTGCGACCCGGTATCGTTCATAGCTGCAATGATGGAGAGCGCTCAACTAGGACTAGAACCGAATACACCGCTTGGACAGGCTTATTTGATACCTTATGGCAGCAAGGTGCAGTTCCAAGTAGGTTATAAAGGCCTTCTAGACCTTGCTCAACGGAGCAACAAAATCAAGACAATATATGCTCATGCAGTGATGAAAAACGATGAATTTGATATGGACTATGGCCTTGAACAAAAGCTCGTCCACAAACCGCTCCTGAGCGGCGACAGGGGCGATGTAATCGGATATTATGCCGTGTATCAGCTGGTTAACGGCGGCTACAGCTTCTACTTCATGACAAAGGACGAGGTGACAGCTCACGCCAGGAAGTTCTCCAAGACATTCAGCAGCGGACCATGGCAATCCGATTTCGACAGCATGGCTAAGAAAACTGTAATTAAGCAACTGCTCAAATATGCGCCACTTTCGATAGAGATGCAAAGGGCGGTAGCCTCTGACGAAGGCGTAAAGTCTAGGATATCAGACGATATGAGTTTGGTCGAAAATGATTTGGATTCAATCTCAGCCGACTACACGGTAATTGATGAGGACACTGGCGAGGTTATACAAGCTGAAGAAGTCAGCTATGAAGGTACGCCGTTCGAAGGCAAATAGTATTAGGGGCGGCTAGTCCGTCCCTTACATAACAGGGGGTTGACCATGACTAAAACTGAGTTTGTTGATAGGTTTTCCAAAGATATGGCCAGGAAAAAGAAAAAGCAGCAGGCGGAAATAAATGTATCTATGTCAATAAAATGGACACAAATTAAGAGTGGTTTTTAAGCAACCCTTAATCGACTTTCAAAATAAAGATTTTCAAATGTTTCGGGGCTAAGGTACCCAAGTTTTCCATGACTGCGA